GAGGGATGTCACGTCGTTCTCTCTTGAGGGGTTTGCCTCTTCTGCCTATGAGACACAGTTCAGCATTTGATTTGGTGTAGTTGCCAACTCCTTTGAATACTGTGCCACTTACTGGATTGGTTTTAACCCAAGTAAAGCCGCAGGTTACATACTGAAACCCCCATCTTTCTATTACTTGATTTGTTCTCATTAGATAGGGCATGGTAGTCCAAATAAACAGTAGACTTCGATCTGAGCACCAGTCTTTAACTGGTATATTACAGATCTCTTCTAAAGTCATTGTGGGATATTTGTCAGTAACTCCACCTCCAAACGCAGTGTTTGTGTTTCTTTTTGCGTAATGCCAAGGTGGATCTGCGTATATTATGTCGTATTTCATTGGTTTCTCTGTGCCCATGTTTGGCCTCCTCTGTAGTTCTTGGGATTGGTCCATACTGTCTGTGCTCTTACGCCCTGTGCCTTTTGCTGTTTGGAGAAGTTATAGTCATATTCTACTGTGGCGATAAAATCATATATGGCCAACATCACATACCAACTTTCATCTTCTGTGTTGTATGCCATTGAGGCGTAACAGTTGGGTTCTTTCTGTATGCCAGGCACTACACCATTGTGATCCTTGTGTAGATGGAACTTGCCATAGTATGGTGTTTTGTATCCCAGTTCTTGTGAAAATTTTCTTTTGGTTGCTTGGATCCAACCTCTTGCCAACTCTAAGTCAGTGTGTCGTCTGAATATCCTTGCGTCCTTGTTCATAGTTGCAATCCATTCTGTGTTGGTCTTGTCTGTGTGATTTAGGCGAACTTTTAGTTTGTGCTTCTGTGTTGAATTTGTGTTGTAAAATATCTGTGATACCATGCGTAACACTGTGTCCATTGAGGGTGGTGTTGGTGCTTGTGCTACCACTTGACCTTCAGGCTTCGCCTCCTCTTGGCTTGAGTTCTTGTTCGACGAAGTCGATGCCAAAAGAGAGAAAGTATTGACTATATTTTCTTCATTATCTTTTCTTATAGATTTATTATCTATATTATAATACTCAACACCATTGGTGCGTTTTTGTGATTGGTTCATGTTAATCTCCTTTTCTACCATTCAAGTGTATTTATATAATAAGGCTTACATTAGTCATAAATGCGATTTACTGCCATTGTTTAATTATTATAGTATCAATATACATATTTGTCAATAGACAAAAGAAAAAAACTAAATCGTGTTGTAGACTGTTTGCAATGCGTTAGTTTACACCATACGACGGTGTTTGCTAATTCGTGGCTCTCTTTTGGTCAAGCACAAAAAAAGACCCTGCGTTTCCACAGGGCCTTGTGTGTAGGATAGTATAATGTCTATCTTAAGGAGATAATTTTCAATGCCTGAAAATTAAAAAGTGTGATAGAATGCAACAATAGGAGTAAATCAAATGGCAGTAAGATTAACAAGAATGACACATCCTATCACAAAAGTATTTATATTTTTTTTAGGATTGGGTGTTAAAAAAGGTTGAATCCAGCCGGAACTGAATCCAACCCCTTAGCCCCATTGAACAGTTCTTAGGAAGAGTGTTCAAAAGTATTTACACATTCTGGGCGAGTAAATGTGTGGCGACATTTTAGGCAACTTACCTTCCAATGAGGTATGACCTTGGGTTTGAGTTTCATGTTGCCTGCCATCTTGCGAATGTGTTGATCCGTGCCGTTGCACTGGGGACAACGACCAGTCAGAATATAATATTCTAAATCACTAAGTTGCTGATATTGTTGATCCAAGGCTGATTACCTTCCAGTTTGAACCGTCATACACAGCAATACATTTTGATCCTGCGTCACCGTTTGAACAGTATGCTATGTCTCCTTCTACACTTGTGAGTGCATTTAGTTCTGTCACAGTCTTGGGATTCAACAACAGTATGTCATTTACACTTACCCTGCCTTGATCTGGACTTAATATAAGATTGGTGCCCACACCTGACGTTATGGTGTTTGGCAACTGTGTGTTTGGTATTTTGCCTGTGCCATCAAGACTGGCAACACCATCTGCTGTGCCTCTGCCTGATATCACTGCCTGTAGTTCTACCAGTGCGTTATAAAGTTCTGCTCGTGCTTGACTTGGATCGTCTGCACTACTGTCTAAATTGTTTGTTGTAACATTTCCCAGTGTTCCCCAACTCATTGTTTTCTCCTATCTGTCCACGCCTGTGGATGTTTGTTTGATTTTAGGCAGTCCTCTCAGCACAAGGTCAACTGTGCCATCCCAAGGTTCTCCCTGATAATTTACCACTCTAATTGAGAGTGGATTCTTAGATTCGACCACAGCAACACCACCTCTCTGTAGTATGAAGTAGAAATCATCACCATAGTCTGTTGGATTTGAATTGTCTAATATTGTGCCATTCACACTTGTTAATAACAGTTCAACACCTGTTTCTTGATATTGTTCAACTGTGGAAGGTGTAAAGGCTGTGGTATATTTTGCACTGTTCCATACTATAAATTGCTGTATATAACCTGCATAATCTGTATAATTAAAATCTGTGTCTATGTCATCATCATTGTCTGAGTCTTCACCACCTATAAAGAAACTTCTTGTGGTTGATTTAACACTATCACTTGCACCTATGGCCTGCGAATCTTTTTCTACACCATCCAAGTAAAGTTTAAAACTTGTGCTGGATCTGACTACAGCAACATGATGCCATGTGTCTTGTGTTAGCACGGCAGGATCTGATACTGTGCCTGTTAGCAATTGATAATCTGTATCGTCACTCATAATAATTGATAGATAAAGGTGTCCATCTTGAATAGTCATTCCTATTCTATCATCTGTGCCTGGATCTGCTGACCCAGTGTCTTGATAGAAGATTTGGTTAAAAGTGCTTATTTCACTTGGACGCATCCAAAATTCAATTGTAAAATCATTTGCACCCCAATCAAAAACATCAACTGTGTCAAATTCTATACTTCTATCTTGTCCATCTCTACCACCAAAGTTAAGACTGTCTATGGTTGTTATTTTCTGTATTACATTAGTTGTGGTCACATTATTGTTGGTAAAACTCACACTGGTTCTCGAATTGCCCACTGTGGCATTCTGTAGAGGCACATGATAGCCATCAGCAACATAGTCATCGCCCTGTAATGCTGTGGCCTGCACATTGGTTATCAATCCCAATGTTGTATCAACTAAACTAAAGCCACTTGAGTCTGTGCTTGCACTTGGTATGTCAACATCATTTAGAACCTGTGTCTCTGTGTCTATGAGATAGGCTGTGTCCCAACCTACACCTGCCTGTGGAATTGGCGTGTCTGAATCTTGTGCTATGGTTATGAGATATCTGTAGTATCTACCTTGCACATAACTTTTGGCAGTGCCATCACTCAAATCAATTGTAGTTTCTTCTCCTGCAAACGCACCTGTGTCACTTATTTTAAGAGTGATGCTGAGATCACCTTGTGAATCTAAAATCAACTGAGGTTGTCTTAGAAACACACTGCCTAAATCGTCTGTAATAACCAATTCAATATCTTGAGGTTGTGGATGCCAAGTAGTCCAATTAGCCCAAGTTCCAAAAGGCGGATTTGCAAGGTCTGCCCAAGTGTTTGTGTCTTGTGGTAGGTAAGTTCCGTTTTGATCTTGATGTCCTGTTGTAATTGTTATTGCCATATCTCTATCCTAAAAGGGCGGTGTCGCCGTTAATGTTGTGACCAAAGATGATGCATGGAATATTCTTGATATATTCAGTGTAGCAGGACTCATAAGAGTGTTTTTAATTTTATAATCAACTTTGCCAATGTATTTTACAAAACGATAAGGTGCTTGTGTTTCCATTTCAAAGAACTTCACACTGAAATCAATCTCAGCATCTTTGCCTGGTGATTGAGGTGTATAACTATTGGTTGAATTAAATGTTACACGACCATAAAGATTTTCATAGTCACTTGACCTAATTGCATGATTAAAATTATAGGCATAGAAAGGATATGTTCCTTCTAAATCTGTAAAGAAACTCGATCTTTTAATACTGGCAACACCACTTGAATAAACATCGCCCTGCACAAACCATTTTATGCCTGCTGTTAGTTCTTGTTCCATTTTGTGAACACCATCAGGATCTCCTGCACCTTGTAGCAACACAGGAACATACTGTGCGGCAATGTCAAAGCCTCCTGTATATGTGCCTCTGCCTCCAACATTTTTATCTTCGTATCTTACTGTTTGATCAAAACTTAATCTTTCAGGATCAAACAGCACATTGAGATTGCCTAAAGTAAATCCGTATCTGCCCTGAAAGTCTGTATAACAAAAACCTATTCTTTTACTTGCACCTGTTCTTTCTGTGAGTGTTGGTGCAAACGCATAATAACCTCTTGTGAATTCTAAACCTGAAATCCTTTTAGCACCAAAAGCAAGAAATGCTCTCTGTGTGCTTGCATGATATGAAGTATCATTTTCATATGTAAATCCCAAACCTAAACTTGTGGCACCTGCAGATCTCACAGCACCTATCATATATTCACTGTTTGGTCCAAGCAAACTGTAGTTCGAAAAACCATTCACAGTTGCGGCGTTAAATTCAAAACTTGCTGGTGCGGGTGGGAATATGCTATTGTTTCCACCTGGGTCACCTGGACCTGGATTTGCATCACCTGGTTCTTTGGGAACTATTGCTCCACCACTGCCTTCTTCTTTGGGTCTAATAAGTTTACCACCTGTGGTAGGTATTAATGCACCTTTATAGTCTTCAGGTAATTGTGTGTAGTTTGCATAAGGCCAAAAGAATGTGTCCGAATGTGTGTATGCTTCTACCTGGACTGTAAAATCAGGTTGTAAAGACATACTAACAATTCTAACAGGTTGATAGTCAATATCAGGAACACTTAGTTTTAATCTTACAATGTCACCAACTTGATATTGGAATAGATCTTTGAAAACACGAAATTCATATTTTGCACTGGCTCTACTTCTAATCCAAAACTGTCTTGCAACTCTTTCAGCCATATAAGGATCTGTTATACTGTCAAGGCTGAGGTCTAAAACATTTACACTGCCACCATCTTCTGTTATATAAGGATTAATCAATTCCTGTGTTCTTGGCCAAGTTCTTGTGGTTGCTTGAAATCCATTGTCTGCATCAAGGAATGTGTATCTTACACTGTTGTATTTTGTTGCTCTGTCTGGATAGGTAATTCTTACCTGTTCTACAAAACTGTTTTCTGTAATATCAACTTCTGGTGACCCTGTTTGTTCTGTGACCAATACAAACTGTCCATTTATGTATGGCATAAGACAACTGTTGATTTTCAACATATTCTTTATGTTTTGTTCAATAGTTTGTGCAGTGTTTATTGTGACGTTACTGGTATATCTTTTGGTTGTATAGGTTTGTCCATTTGACAGTATAAGGTCTGTATCACTTGCAAAAAATGTTGTGGCATTGCCAAAACTTGTAGTTTCAATTGCTGAATTAGAAAAACCTGCACCATAGGTCGAATTCAAAAGATAATCTTGTATGTGTGCGGCAGGATCAGTTGAATAAGAAACAGTTCCGGTTGGATTGCCTGCTGGTGCTACTCTTCTACCAAAGAAATCCAATGCAATTTTTGGAATACCTTCATATGGTGAATTTTCACCTTCAAATCTAAATTTACAAACCAAAACACTGAGATTAGACATATCCTGCACAGGACTGTTTAGGTTCTGACTTACAAGATTACTTAGATTGATGCTTGATTCTGAACCACTCATAAATTCAAATTCTGCTATACCATAATATGGATTGTCTGTTTGCTTTGGTCGTCTAATACCGTTATTATGAGAACCTGTCATTGTCATAGGTTGGTCTGTTTCTACATAAACATCATCTACATACAATCTATAAACACCTTCACAAGGTCCTTCACTGATTGCGTAAATTACAATCAAATCATTTGTGTTCTTTGTGCTGATACTGGTAAAGATTCTACTTGGAACTGTTCTCTGCATACCATAAATTACAGGTATGCTCTTGTCAGTTAGATTACTATTTTGTTCTTGAAGTTCAAATTCTTTGTCTGGTAAATTGTCAAAAAATTCTCTATAAAACGGATTACTAAACACTTTGATTACCCCAGTTCACTTTGTCTGTTGTTGCACTACTAAAGGTGCTGGTTTTTCTACCATTAGTTGATCTTAGACCTGCAAACTTATTTGTAATCAAAAGAGTCAATGCAAAATCTGTTGTGGTTCTTGTGCCGTTAATCTTTGATATGTTTCCATCAAACAGTGGCATAACTACACCTGTGCTTTTTGGTGCTGTGCCTAAACCACTACTTAATTCTCTAAACAGTAGGTCTATATACACATTTGTTTGTGTGTATCTGTATTGACTAAGTGCTGATTCCTGCGTCAAAGCATCATATACAACATCACTAACATCACCAATTGTTATTTGTATTTCGTTGAGGTTTAATTCATATAATTCTGATATATTGCCTACTATTTGAACACCATTGGTTGCTGTGTATGTTTGCACACCAAATCCGTGTTGTGTGTCTTGGTCTGTGTTGAATTCTCCTGTGGTATAATAAAAATTACCACTGGGAGTTGCAATAGACAATAGTTTTTCAATGTAAAAGGGATTGTCTGTTAAATTGTTCTGTTGATCTGAACTTAAATCCCTTGCCATTAGATTACCTCTATCATTTCAAGTGTAAAAGTTGCAAAGTCTGTTGGATCACTTCTATATGCAAGTCCTGAAGTGCTAAATCTTACATTAACAGGCACACTGATATGGGTAATCGCAGCACCATCACTGATATCATCTAACAGTCCTGGTTGTATGTTCATAGTTGCATTACCATTAATGTCTGCACTACTTACATCACTACTGACCATATAGGTTTTGTTGCTACCTGCGATTCTTACCAAGTCACCTTTTTTAAGAATGCCCTGTCCAAGTCCTGCACTGGTATCTATTGAAATTGCTGTGTCATCTGCTGTATAGTCACCATCTACTGTGATCGATCCTGTGTATCCTGCACTACTTTTGCCTATGTCACCTGGTAGTGTAAAATCAAACGCATTTAGGCCGCCCCGTTGTTCTGCTATAAATCCCTGTATCTGTCTTCTTTCTGCATCCGAAAGATTTGAAAAGGTTGCTCTAATTACATACTTCTGTGTTTCTATTAGTGCTCTTTGTTCTCTACCATTCAAACTGGTTGTGACCAAAATAGGTTGATTGTGTTCAAATTCAAGTGTGCTTGGTGTAATTGGGAATGCCATTAAAATGCTCCTTGTCTACTTGGTCTATTTTCAACAGCACTTCTAACCAAGTCTGTGATTAATGCTTTTTTCTGAACCAACATAGTATCAAAGCCACTTGCATCAATTGCATTGACTTGGAATGTTATGTTAATGTTGTCTCCGCCTAACATACCTTGACTATCGGAGTTTGAAAACACACTGGCTGGTCCTTGCACAAGTTCTGGTCCCTGTTCTCCGACAACACCTATTGTGCCTGGACGAATATAACCACCATCTGCAAAAAGACCTCCAAAGAGACTGCCTACGAAACCTCCAATTGGTCCAAATATTGCTGAACCTGCGGCTGAAAGGAATCCACCGATGCCTCCACCGCCACCGCCACCTCCTCCAAAGAGACTTCCGATAGCACCTGATATGCTTCTAAATGCTCCACCAAATGTTGAGCCTAAGAAATCACCAACACCGCCAAACAAACTAAAGATACCACTGGCTAATCCGCCTAATGAACCAAGTGCGTTTGAAACAAAACTACCAATTGCACTGAGTCCTGTTTGTAAGAATGTGCCTTCTATGGTGCTACTAATAGGTCCAAATATGCCTGGTGTTTGTCCAGCAAAGCCACCTAATTCATTTGCACCTTGTGTTCTAAATCCAAGTATGCTTCTTATACCTGCGGCAAATGTCTGTTTAATAATGTCTGTGATATTCACACCAAATGTCAATTGAACGACTTCTTCAAGTATGCCAAATTCTTTTGATGTTAGTCCTGTAAATTCTTTTATCTTTTCATCTAACAGACCATACAAGTCGTCATATTCTTTTGTGACAGCATCTGCATAGTCTTTGTTTATTTGACGCAACACAGCATCTTTGTCTATTTCACTTGCAATCAAATCGTCATTGAGTGCTTCATTTAATTCACGAATTCTATCTGTGTAGATATCATATGAATCTTTTTGTGATTCTAAAGCACGATTTGAAAAGTCAATAATTTCTCTGTGTTTTTCACGAGCAATTTCTATTTGTTTTTCTGCAATATCTTTGTCATATGCCGCAAGTGCATCTAAAGTTCCTTTGGCATTTTCTAAACCAAGTTCTCTTGCTCTTTGAAGAAACTGTTGTTTTTCATATTCTATTCTTTCAACTTCAGTTGCATATTTCAAATAACTTTGTTCAAGAATTTGATCTGTTCTTTGTGTAAATTGTTTTCTATCTTCTTCTAATTTTCTTATTGCGTCTGCGGCGTCTTCAGCAGCCCTGATTTTAGCAAGTTGTCCTTTTACAAAAGTTTCTGCTTGTTCTTTTTCTGCTTCTGTTAGTTCTTCAATTGTTTTACCAAGTGATTTTGCAAGTGCCTCTTGGGCTTTCATTATTTCTGTGGCTTCACGTCTTTCGTCATTGCTCTTGCCAGCAAGTTTAACTTCATTCAACAGTGTCTTTTGATAGTCAGTAAATGCTTTTTCAACTTTTTCAACTTGGTTTTCTAACTTACCAAGTTCTTCTTTGTATTCATCTGTGACTCCTGTGTTTTCTTCAATCACAGCAGTATTATCTTCTATAACCTCACTATAATCTTCTACTTCTTTGCCTATTTCATCGTATTCTTGTTTTAGTTTTTCTAAATCTTCAGTTGCTTGTGCAATATTTTCCGACCAATCTCCTAAACCTAAGAAATCCATTGCCTGCATTGCTGCTCTTTTAACATAGAGCCATCCTTGTGCAACAAGATTTAAGGCTTTTTCCCAATCAACAAAAAGTGAAAGAATAGAAATAATTATACCAACAACACCTGCCAATTTTGCAACTTTATTAAGGTAGATAAATCCTGTTGCAACAATACCTAAACCTTTACCTAATTTGATAGCCGCAAGTTGTGTAGTAGTAAATGCTTTATCAACCATAATAATTTGCCCTGCGGCGTTGTAAGATGCAGCACCTGCTGTGGCAACTCTTTCTGCAACACCCATTAGTGCAACACTGGCTTTGATCAAACCTGTTCTAATTAGTGTTCCAAATGCCAATGTCAAACCAGCAACAGCAGGAATTACCAAATCAAATCTTGCTATTAAGTCTCCTATTGCACCAATAAAAGGTGTAATAATAGTAATGCCTCTTGAAAGAGCATTTATTAGTTCTGCAAGAGCAGGACCTAATTCTCTAAAGAAACGATCTCCTGCCAAATCCATTGCAATTCCAAAGTTGCTCATTGCAGTGCTAAGGTTATCCATTCTTGATTCTGTTGCACCACCAAATCTATCGTTGATTTCATTTGATAATGCTCTTAGGATCAGTTTTGCACCATCTGCACTTTTACCTAAGTCACTTAATTGTAATCTGTTCTTACCAAGAGTTTTTTGAAGCATATCAAAAACAGGAACACCTCTATCAGCAAGTCTGTTGAGATCTTCAAGACCCAAACCACCTGCTGTTGTTCTTGAAAACAAATCACTCATTGCTTCTAAGGCACCAATTTGATCAGTGGTGATAGCCGCAGTGTCTGTGAACATGGTCATTAGTTCATCCATGTTTTGTAGACCATAGTTTGTTGGATCAACACCGTTGGCTTTTAATTTGATATAGGCTTTTGTAAGATCTTGAACACTGAATTGTGTGCTTGTGGCAAAATCACTTATCTTTTCAAATGCTGTTGCACCTGCTGATACACTACCTTCAACAGCAGATAAAGAATCCCTTAGGTCTTCAAAGTCTGCCGCCACAGATACTACTTTACCGCCAGCAAATGCCGCCGCAATAGCCGCACCAACTTTTTTAGCAGTGCTCTCTAATTTTTTCATAGAGGCATTGCTTTTATTCACATTTTGTTCTAACTTACCAACACTTTTTTCTACATTATTGAGACTGGCGGTTGCTTTATCTACGAGTGTTAGTATTATTTGTGCGGTGTTTGCCACGGTTCATTGTCCTCTCAGTATCCTTCTTTTCCAACATATAGTATGCCGCCCAAAGTCTCCATTCTAAGGTTGTCATATCCAATATGTCTTCCAATGTGCGACCCAGTTCCTTAGCCAAAAACATGGTGAACCTAAGGTCAGGATCGCCTTTTAGTTTTTTTCCAGTTCCTCAAGTGCAGGCATATCCTCTGGAGTTGCACCATTGATTTGTGTAGCAACACGCAATACCACTTGGGGATCAATTTCATTCATAAACGATGCTTTATCATGTTTTGTGAATAAAGGATTTCCTTCTTCGTCTCTTGCTTTGTTGATTATGGTCATTACCAATGCTTCAACTGTCTTACCTGATTTGGTCAATTCAACAACTTCTGCTTCTGCTCTCAGTGTTTGAACTGGTCTATAATATATTTCGCAATCCCACTCAGGAACATGAAAACTTTTCATTGCACCTGAAATTTGTCTTTTGTAGTGGTTGGTTGCGTTTTGTAAAACACTCACCTTTGGTTTTTTTACTTCTTCCGTCATTTGGTTTTTCCTTTGTTTATAGTTGCTCGTAGGGCTTGTTTGACAAAACCTCGAGGAGCCTGTTTAGAATAACCACCTTCAAGTCTTTCAATGTAAGGAACTTTGTTCTCTACAATTCTATCCCTGCCTTGTGATCTCTTATTCCAGCCTCTTCGGGCTCGTCCTTTGTCAATAGGAGTGCGTTTTTTCACTTCAGTTTGATAGGTATTTTGCAAAAAGTCTAATTCCTTTTTAACCAAAGGTTCAAACTCTTTTACAATATTATCTGCACGAAATGTAATACGCACTCCTAAATCTCCTTAGATGGTTGATGTAGTGATAGCACCTGTTCCAGTAAATGAAACACTTGCTTCAGTTATACCATCGTATGATGCTGTCACTGAGTAAGAAGTGACAATTACATCACCTGCAAACTTAGTAGCAGTCACACTACCATCTGGGAACAATTCTACACTGACAGTATCGTCAGTTGCAGGATCTAATGCAGTTGACACGATTGTATCTTCTGAATCGTCATAAACGATATCCATTGAACCTGAATAGGATTGTAGTCCCTTTTTGTATGTTCTAACACCACTTGACCCCATAGAAGTATCTTCTACTGTGTCTCTTGTGATATCCATACTCCAAGATCTAACACTCGCCACCGCCGTGAGAGCATCAGAGCCGGATTTGATTTTAACTGATCCTGCGGATCCTTCATATCTCGCCATTACTCTTCTCCTTCGTTAGTTGTTGGCATAGAGGTGTCATCTAAACTATATGTCCAGTTGTCCTCATCTTCCTGAGGAGCATCCTCCTCTATGACATCAGCAGTGGCTTTGGCATTGCCAATCTTGCTGACTTTTTTCTTCACAGTGCCAACTTCTTGCCAACCCTGTGAAAGAAAATTGTGTAGATAACGGCTTTTGACTTCTTGAGTCATTCCGTCTTTCTCAATTGTTACTTTGCTCATTATGTTGTCCCCTTAGTGTAGAGGTATCTTACCTCAACGGTTATAGCCACCTCACCTAAGGGTGGCAATCTGTCGACCACTTCAATAAAAGTGACCTGTGTCTTCATGTCTTTGCGACTTGAATCTCTTGAACGATCTGTGTCTAATGTTTCTTCTATTCTTTCGATGATATCGTTCTTCTTTTTATCTAATTCGTTGCCTCTTACAAAGGCTCTAATAATATATGTGATTGTGCCCTGTCTTTTTATGCCCATGCTGTAGTCAGCACGAGTTTCATTGAATGTGTTAATCAATATTGCAGGGAATTGTGTGATTGCTAATTTTTCAACATCAAAAGGTTCTCGTGTCACAAGCACAGGTTTTGGATCTGCCATGTTCTTGAGAACATCAACTATGTTTTCTGCGAAATCGTTTCTTAAACTCATGTCTTACCTCTGCAATCGCAAGAAGTAAGCAGGTTCCTTTTCTACATCAGTGACTGTTCCATCATTGTCAATGTCATATTCAACACCATCTTGGATCACCATTGTAATCTCTTCATTAAACCTTTGTTTGTAGTAGTCCATTTTGACCTGGAACACATCAAGTTCAGGTTCAAATTTTGATAGTTGAGGATAGATGAAATATGCGAGAGCATAGTATACAGTTGCTCTTGTCATCTGACTTTCTGTTAGTAAAGCAGAATTCATTTCTGCATTTAGACCAATTACAGTGATGTCAAATTTACCAATCTGTTGTGTTGGCCACCAATGCACTCTAAGATATCTTTCAACGTCTGCTTGTGCTTTAGACAAAGCATCGTCAAAGTTGTGAATGCCATAGTTTTGGATGTCTGGTTCGTATTCTAAAACATCCGAGATAGTTGCAAAAGCCATCGGCTCTCCTCCAGTCCTACTAAAAGGTTTAACAAAGCAAGTCCTTCTTGCTTAATATATTTAGTCAAATAAAAAAAAGGGCCCTCGAAAGAGCCCTTTTTCTAAAGTTTGTTATTAGTCAATAACAGCATCTGTAGTGATTGCAACACCATGTAGGTCTTGTAGTTCACCAACAGCATATGTCATAGAACCAACAATTTCAGTTGCTCTTAGAGAAGCATCTCTTTGAGTTTCAATTGAAATGTCTTTCTTAACAGCATATGCAATCGCATCTGGATGCATCACAGCACCTACATATGCACCAGTGGAATCACCAGTTACAACAGCAGATTCGTATAAATCTACGCCTGCGATACGACCCACGAAGCCTTCTGCAAGAGCAGCATTACCAATGTCACTTAGTGCATGGTTGATTGCTGAAGCACCTGAGTTAGTTAATTGCTTCTTAAGGTTATACATTTGGTTTGGATGGAATACACCAACATATGGTCCCATTACTGAGTTTGCTCTTAGGTTAGCAACAGCCTGGAAGATCAAGTCAGCAGTTAATTCTGGCTGAGTTGCAGCACCAATAGTAGTTGAAAAACCACTGAATAGAGCAGCAATATCTTCGTCAACTTTCTTAGCAAGACTCTCACCAATGATACGACCAATGCTTGCAGCAGTGTCGTCATTAGCACTATCACGAGCAGTGTCAGTTAGTGTGACCAATGCCGCAATTTCGTCTGCGTCGAAAGTTTTTTCAGTTGCAGTAACAGCAACATTAGTTGCGTCTGTGCCTTCACCTGATACAAGTGAAGAAGTTGCAATAGTTGGGTAGATACCCACTTTTGCTTGTTTGCCTGGCTGTCCTGTAAGATTAAAGTTTCTTACTAAAGGACGCATGAAGCCTCTTTCCTGCATAGTGAATAGTGCAGCCTGCTGAACGTCACTAAACAGGGCGGCTAAAGTTGTTCCAGTTGTTTCGTTTGCCATGTTATTTCTCCTGTGTTATAGCAATTTAAGGATTTACATCCTTATACCTTTGGACTTCATCAACTCTTTGTAGATTTTTCTATCTTCCGCAGAGTTCATGTTTAAGGATGAAACATCTACTTTGCCAGGTGTTGAACCACTGGAGTTTGCGATATTGCTGGTAGTGCCTGAACCATTTGGACCTGCACTTATGAAATGTGGATTGGTTTGAAGAAAATCTTTAACCAAATCATCAACACCCATAGCAACACCTTTGTCAGTGTATCTAACATTGCCATTGTCGTCAAGCACTTCAACATCACCGGCATCGCCAAGTCTAATGTTGTTTTTCAGCAAACTCACAACCTGTTTAGGATTGATTGCTTTGCCTGCACTCGCCGCATTTAACAATGCACCGTCGACTTTGATAGAGGTCAATTCCTTTTGCAGTTGATTGATAACACCATCTTTCTTTTCAACAGTTGACTTAAGGATAGTTTCAAATTCTCCTCTTGCCTTTTGTTGTTCAAGACGTGCTTCTTCTTCTGCCGCAATCATTTCTCTATATTTGTTGACGTCAACGCCTTCAAATTGTTTAGAGATCTTTTTGCGTTCTCTATCTAATCTTTCCTTGACTATTCTGTCAAGTTCATCCTGGCTAAAAGCCTTTGTTTCTTCCTGGTTTTCTGCTATAAAGTCCTGATTATTTTCAGCAGTAGGCTCGCCAGTTGCCTGTTCTGTTTGAACTTGTTCTTCGTTCATTTGTATCCTCCTGTTATGGTAGAAGTCCCCCATTCCCTCGTAATTGAGTAAAACTTATACACCAATATTTATCTAAGATGCCTGTAAACCAACCAAAAACGGTGATCTAACGGCCTCCACGACGGCCACCTCTTTTGCCGCCTTTTTTCTTCTTTTTTTTCATAGCCATGTCACAGCCCTCCTTACATTCCCATTACTACGGCAATTAACTGTGCAAACACAGCCAATGTCACAGCACCAAGAAATCTTTTGATCATCAACATATCTTTTTCCATATGCTTTAAATGATTGTCTAATACCAAATCTATTTTTTGTTCTAAGAGTGATAACCTCTTGTCCAAATTTTCGTATTCTTTCATTAGTCTTCACTCCTGTAGATTGTATCTGCAATTTCACCTCTTCTTGCCCTCACAAGATGGTAGATGTTTAACAGATGTTTTCGTGCCCTCACGCCTGCTGAATTATTCCATCTTTTCATAAATTTTTCATTTTCCTGATAGTATGCTTTGAGTTCACGCATAAGTTCTTCGTGGCAATCTGTAGGTTGCACACGATAGGTAAACTCTTTCACCAAAACATCTACATCAGGTTCATTACTCATCTGGTGAATCCTCTGTGTCTTCTTTTTCAAACAATTCATTTAGTTCTGGATGCAGATCCTGTATCTGTTGATCAGTGTATCCTGCATTGACCATTTCTCTTAGATGTGTGACTAAATCAGTAGGTGAAGTAACTGGTCTATGTTGCACAGCATCCAATTGAGGCTGTGTGGTTAGTTCTTCATATCTGTCTTCGTCAACAATCAGTGCCAACATTTTGTTTTCAACTTCTTTGTTTAGGATGGGTGAATCAATACCTGCTTCTTTGGCCAGTTTCAACATATTCATATCATTGTATTTGTCTTGAATGTTAAAACTGTCTGGGTATTTTACAACACCATTCCATACTGTGCCTTGCCATAGGCTGTATATACGCCATATCTGTTCTTCTGCGTGTTCTAAGTTGTCTGCTTTTTCTGCAAGACGAGCATTTAGAAGTTGGAATTCTGTAGCAAGTGCAACACCACTTAATCTTCTTGTTTCAATTGAACGAATACCACCCATGTGTGTCATTCTATCTATTGCTTCAACTTTTTTATTAATAGATTCAAGTATGCCTTCAATACCTGAACCATTTGGTTCTAATAGATATGGTTTGACACTTTCTGGTAAATCGTCTGGCACTTGTATAACTGATCCTGCACCTGCCGCAGCCTGTGTGGATGCAGTTTTAACAAGACTTGGATGATTTGAAATACGAATTAACTGTTCCAATTCACTTAGTTCATTGTAGATTGATTTGCTCATATCTGCAACATCACCCACGTCTGAAATACCTATGCCTTTGATTGGAGACCTTTGGCTGTAAACACACACCGCAGGAATTATACCAAGTGCATTTGGTATTTCTTCCATTATGATTTCTTGATCGTCATCATAGGCAACAACCTTGATTCTATCAAGATAGTATTTTCTAAATGTGTCACGACCATTGTTTCTACCTTCATATAATTTTAGGTATGAAAGATAGTAGTGTCCGTTTGCGGCTCTTTGATATTCCCAGTCTAAAACATTTTCTGGAGTATACAAACTCATATAAGGACGAATGCCTTGATCAAGTTCTTCTGCTCTTGTGAATGCAACAGTGTTGGGTTTGTCAATCACACACCATATGTGTCCATACACACTTGAATATGTGCTGACATCACGCATAACACTGTCAAAACTTCTACCATCTAAATCTGTGTCTTGTAAAAAAGCATCCAATGCTGAATCATTATCAATGTTTCCAAATTCTCTTTTAGGTGGCATACGGAATAAGAAACTGTTGTAGATTGCAACAACGGCTTTAACATGGTTATCATAAGGAGTATTATCTAATCTTGTTTCATATTGTTCTCTGTTTTCGAAAATATAACTTGCAAGATATTCTCCTTCCTTGTAAGAATGTCCACCACTGTAGGAATCAATAAGGAACTTCCATCTTTTGATAAGTTCTTTCCATTGTGGGTGGGCTGATATAATTTGACTATTTTTTGACATCGTTTACCACCTTTTTGTTCCAAAAGTCCAGTGACTGAGTTCTTCTTGTTCAACCCGTGTCTTGATTGGGAACAAGTAGTCACAAAGATAGCCAACAGCATCTGCGAAATGGTCAAGTCCTGAATCTTTATCTATTTGATTTGTATTTTCTTTGTATGTTAATCTTTGAAGACTATCAATGGTATGCTTACATTTAGGATCAACTAATAATTTTCTTTCACCAGTTGCTGATCTAAGCATAGCATTGACAGCATTTACCCTATCTCTGATAGGTGTATGATATTGTCTTGATTTGACTGTAAAGCCTGCATTCTGTAGTATTGAAAAATCTGTTTTACCACCTGCAGAAGTTTTCTTTTGTCTTGAGGCAGGATCTGGATACACAACAATTTGACTGTTTGGATATCTGTGTTTGATTTCGTCTACTACTTCTTCTGTGTTTGATCCACGCATCATTATCTCGTCAAATATATGTATGCTATTTTTCGATACCTGTGCAATAGTTGTGGCCATGCCGCCAATGTTGAAGTCTTGTCCTACATGGATAACACCTATCTGTGGATCTGCCAAAGGTTTTACAGTGCCTTTGTAATCAAAGTTATAGTATACAACACCTGAATAGGTGTTGAATGTTGCGAGATATTCCTGTGCGAAGGTTTTGTCGTCCAGGTCTCTCCTTGCGGCTTCTATTTCTGTTTCAGCAACCATTCCACCTTCAACAGTGGTAAATTGCCATGCGTCCCAATCGTTTTCATTTAGAGCCTGTGTGTATAGTTCATGACTCCAACTGCCAACGCCTTTGGGTGTCCCGCAGAATAGTGCCTTTCCTTGCTTGTCAGATAGTGTGGGACGAATAACTTCTGTCCAAGCCTGGCGTGGAACATCTTGATACTCGTCTATGACGACAAAATCTAATCCAACACCACGAAGACTGTCAAAATTGTCTGCACCTTTTAATTGTATCATTGAACCGTTTCTAAGCACCAAAGTCAATTCTGCTTCATTCTTGGTCTTGATCCAACGAAGGCTGTTTAATTTAGATACCAATTGCAACCATACAATGTTTTTTGACATTCTGTATGTGGGAGCAATGTATTGTATATTTGCACCTGGGTTTTGTGCGGCGTGCCTGCATATTTCACGGATACACAGATGCGTTTTTCCAAAACGACGTCCCGTCACAAGACATTTGAATCTTGCTGGACTATCTGCAACCGTTCTTTGTGGCACACTTAATGGCATTAATCTTCATCCCAAGGAAGTGGTTGATTTTCTGAAGTATTTTCTGGAGTCTCCTGCTGCGACAAGTAATTCTTGCCCAAAAAGATCTGCATACGGGTATCACCATTTAGTGCTTTGTCCCACTGTGCTCTTCTCAAACTCTTTTTACCGACACTTTTGCCCTTTTCAATAAGATCTCCAAAGTTCTTACGCACCGCATCGTGACTGATACCTACAACATCTGCTATTTCTCTCAATGTGCATTGCATACAGGCCAAACGCCATACAGTTTCTCTATCAACATCTTTTACCTTAACCGGGCGTCGGTTTTTAGGTATTTCATATTCATCCATAGTTTTTTCCGCCCCTCTATTCTATGCTCCGGGCACCTACTTTAACACGAAAATATCGTCTTTCTGTTAGGCTCCCGTCTGTGGTTATTGTATTATAAACTTTGTATATGTTGCCTTCTGTTCCGCCTGTAAGAGTAATTTGTGTTGTGTTGTCTGTTTTGGTATTGCCTGAAGTAGATAGGTTATCTGTGTCACCGGATATGGTTTCAACTTCCCATGTGCTTGTAGAAATTATACTACCAGCAGGAAGCCAATCCACCCAGTCAAGCAAATAACTTAGTGTTGCTTCTGGATCTTTGTCAATTACATATCCTGTGTTGTCTTTATAAAATCCTGTTGTTGTTGCCATCATAAACTCCTGTCGTGCATTTTTAGTGTTCGTTTGTCTTGAGGCACCAATAAACCTCTGGATTCAGGCAGCACTGTATTTATTCGTGTTTCAGAATCCAGTGCAAAAACCCTTGATTCTGGCAGAATATTGCCTATTCTTGTTTCACTTGGCACATTTAATCGTGCATACAACGGCACAGCAAATAGATAATTGCCTTCTGTGATTACAGTTGATTGTCCGGCCAATGCACTTGTGCCGAATAGTCTGTATCCTGCCAATGATTGAATGTCACTGGCACTTGATATAGTTAAGTCAGGACCAATAAACATTGTTGCACTTCCGGCAACCTGTAGATCACTTGCTAAACTACTTTGTGCATCAAATATTCTACCACCCAATGCTGATGTTTCACTTTGAGATTGTAGTGTTGAATTTGCACCTATGTTTAATCCGCCAACAAAATTTGTTTGACTGTTAAACAAAATATTACTAAAATTAGATGATATCAATCCTACACTTGGCACAGTTGTAAATTGTCCTGCCATGCTACTACCAGCACTTATGCTGAGATTGGCTGTGCCTGTGGCAGTGGCTTGACTGTCAAGATTTATACCACCATCTAAAATTATTGCCAAACTACCTGTTAATGAAGTTTGTGTATCACTTGCAAGACTTTGACTAACATCAAACAGCAATCCTGCGTTTGGTGTTGTGGTGCTTTCACTTAACATAGTTAGTGCATCCATATCTATATCTACACCACCTACAATGTCTGTTTGTGATTGTGTGTCTAAGTTTGCAATACTATCTAATCTAAATCCTGCTACACTGTTGATTTGTGTGGTGCTGGTCAGTGTTGCATTACCACCAGGTTGTAGTCCTGCTGTAATGTCAAGTGTAGTAGCACCTTGTTGATTTTGAATGTTGCCTATACCATCAAAATAATCTTCTACTGTGTAATCAAAATCTACATATCTATCAAAGAATCCAATTTGATTTGAGGCATTGATTGTAGCATCTGCTTGTGCAAGGAGAGAAGCAATAGAACTTAGATCTACACCGCCTATGATATTTGTATCTGTTTGTGTGTTAAGACTACCTATGCCACTTAGTGTTAGATTTGCTGTTGGGTCTATAACAAAATCACTTGCTATTGAACTGTCTGCATTTAGTCTAAATCCATCCAGTATGTTTACGGCACTTTCACTGAATAGATTTGAATCAGCACCAATGTCTATTGCAGGATTTTGTGTTATCTGTGATTGACTTTCTATACTTGTATCAGCACCAATAGTGTTAGATGCTGTTTGAGAAGTTGCAAATTGACTTTGAACATCTATTTCAGGTGCAAGTGAAAATCCTGCAAGTATGTAGAATTTATCTTTGACATAAACTGTTTCTTGAAAATAATCCACAGCCACATAACCATCAGCAACATATGGATCTTCGTCCATATAATCATCTACAAAATAAGGTTTTGTTGCAGTTCCTGAACTACTTTCACCAAGGGTTTGACTGTCTGCATATACAGCAAATCCACTTAGATTGTTTAATTGAAAATCACTGGCAAAATTTATAGGATCCATCAAAGGACCTGGTGGTCCAAATGTATCTGTGCCACTAAAACTAAGATCAAGTCCAGTTAAACTGTGATTGTCTCCAAAATCACTGCCTGGTTCATACAGCCAATACACAGGAGTATCACCATCTGGATAACCACTGTCTGCATCAAACCATCCTGCTGTGGTTCCAAAACTATCTGTGTTGGCAAGACTTACTTGGCCATTGTCAAAATAATTTTCATAGGTAATTGTTTGTGTGTTGTCTTGAACATTTAGATAGAATCTATCCCAATCACATCTTTGATCAAAATGTATTTCTCGCACAACCATTTCTGTTTGACCACTTAGGTTTTCATTGCCAGGAATTGCACCACTTGCTTCAATACTACCATCAATGTTTAGAACATATCTTAGATCAGTTGATATCTGTGTGACATTATAGTGAAAACTTAAAAAATGCCATTCATTGTCTTCTAATAAAGTCTCATCTAATCTTACCCGGTAGGTAGCAAAAGTAGGAGTAAACTCTATAAAAAGATTAAAATAACCTGTAAAATTATCAAATTGATCTTTTTGTCTTGCTAAACCAAATATCCAACTACTTTCAATATAACCTGTGCCTGGTGAGTTGTTGTTAGTTAAAAGAATCTTTTGACCACTAATTTTTAGTATGTTATAGTCTTGGTCAGGAACCCCAGGGCCTGGATCTATATCACTGATCGTGGGAACACGAAACCAAAAACTAACCACATGGCTCTCGCCCACAATATCAGTGGTTGTTTGAGGTGACCCATTATACGGCGGTGTATAGACCGCAATCGTATCTGTAGATGCAAGACCGTTTAGATCAGAACTTGGACTAATAGCCAACGGTTATCCCCTTATGTTAGGGTTACCGTGAGATTTCCCGATGCCACTTGGAAGGTGTCTCCCGTTGTGACTGTCTTGCTCTGTGTTAATTCTCCTGCAAAAAGTGCATTTCCGCCAGTAGAAGCATCCATTACGGCCAATACTGTGACAGCACCATCATAGTTTGCTGTTGCTGTTGGGAATGTCACATCAGCATCATTGCTGATAGAACCACTTGATGGTGATCCAAATGTGACTGCCGTTCTTGCATAAGAACCCAGTGTTATTTCGTCTGTAAATGTTCCGGCTTCAATATTTGCCAAAACACTTGCGGCTGTGCCATAAAACAAAGCCACATATAAATTACTTGGTGATGTGTATGCACCTGAGTTTCCGTTTAACCAGAAATCAAGTGTAGCATTCTCCAAGTAGTCGGTTGCTGCATTACTCATATATTCTCTCCTTTTGTAATTGCATTAAGTTGATTGTTTTCCATTGTCGTCTATGAAAACTGTTGAACCATCTGTGCCATCCATGTGCAACAGTAGTAGTGTGTTAGCATCATTCTGGAATGGTGTGGTATCTGGTGTAAATCCTGCGGTGTATCGTGCTGTATCTGAAATGCGAACTTCGTCTATGTGTCCGTTAAAAAATCCTGTGCCAGTATTAAATTCTTCGCCTATAGATAGATTATCACCTTGGTATACTCCTTGTGTAACTCCAGTATCACTTGCTTCCTGTGTTCCATCTAAAAATAGATAAGCATTGCCACCTGTGGTAGTTACAAATGCAACATGATACCAAGTTCCTGTAGATAATGTGCTTGTAGTAGCAAGATTAGTTCCGTTAGTTCCGCCTATGAATGCTTTTAGTTTATTATCCGTATCCACCCACATTAAAAATCTACCATCTGGAAGAACATCATATTGATTGAATATTTCTTTTCTTGTTCCTGTGGTTGCTATTCTAATCCAACATTCTGTTGTAAATCCAACAGAACTTGGAACAACAGGTTGTGAGGTTTGTAAGTAATCACCTGTGCCATCAAATAGAGCACTTGCACCACCAAACTTGTATTGTGCTGTGTCTACTTGTGCATCAGCAATAGCAGTTACACCAACAGCACTTCTACCTGTGCCATTGTCATCACGGAATCCTGCACCACTTTGGTCACCATCATTACCATTAAAGTGATGAAGTGCAAGTGTGTCACTGTCGTTTACAAATGCAGTTGTTGGCACTGTTATAGTTGAATTTCCAACTCCGTATCTATCAACACTTGAAATCCTAACTTCATCAATCCATCCATTGTCACTAACATTCAAATTATTTCCTATGTCTAAATTACCATCAGTTCCAATATCACCGTCTGTTGTGGTTAGTGTTGTGTTGTTGTATCTGGTTCCATCAACCCAAACACTGAATTCACTTGTTGTCCATGCCATTGCGAGGTGAATCCATGCACTTGGTAGTGTCACAGCACTCATACCTGTGCCACCCCAAACTATCTTTTGACTACTTGATGCTCCTTTGGGATAATAAACTGCCTGGAATTTTCTATCATAGTTTCTCCACATCAGTGAACATGCTCTTTCAACAGTAGCATTTGATGATCCCAGTGTCACAAGTGGAACTGTGTTAGATCCAGTGTCACTATTAATTTTAACAAAACATTCTACAGTCATAGCACCTGCTCTCTGATAGAAAGGACCTGCGTTTGATCCTGTGTATCTGACCAATGCACCATTTCCTGATGCTTTCAGTGAACTTGAACCAAACTTTTTCTCTGCTGTATCAATTTCACTTTGTGCGTTTACTGTTGTAAAATCAATTGGTGTTCTACCTACCCCATTGTCATCTTCAAAGAATGTGCTGGCATCTGTGCCGTTCATGTGTAGCAATAGTTTTGTGTTGTCGTCGTTGACAAAAGGTGTTGTGCTT